GCCTGTTTAAGAAAGCTAAAAAGCCCTTGTGGCTTAATCTTTCTATCGCCAATATGTTTAAAAGCATCTTCAGGAAGAGTTGGAATACCTAAGAGATGATAAGCATTGTCGTGTCTCATACCAAAACCTTCCAATCATAACGAGGAACATCCGAGGCTGTTACAGCAACACCTATCTTTTTAAGTAAGGTGACGACACTAGATCCACCTTCTTTAAAAAATCCGTACATAGCCTTCACTTCTCCGTCCCTTATCTTATTCATTAAAGACAACATTGATACAGCCAGTTTTTCAGGAGAGTCTGTGGAATAAAAGTTAAACTCAACAATGTATGGCTTTATCTTTCTTAATATCACCACTGTATTATTTTCTTGAAGCAAGGCCAAATCACCAAGTTTTCCTAGTTTTTCAATGGCAGAAAGTTCAAGCATTGGGTCAAGACCATACGTCTTTGTGTGCTCTGTAATAATTTGAGAGGCTTTCATTTTATTAGCCACCACTTGACCACCCTTTGCATAACCAGTGACACTGCCACCCTTCGACATCTTCTCTGTCACCTTAGAAGATATCAAAGAATATTTCTTTGCTTCTGCTGGTGTTGACATCAAGAACTCATCAAACATATGCATAGGCCCGTTATAGCCCATCTTTCTAGCTACAACTTCTTTTTGTGTTGCTGTAAAATTTTCTTTCATTTCTTTAATGCCTTATACAAATATTCTAAAAACTGTTGATTATCTTTTAATGTTGCTATCAATCCTGTCGTTATACAATACACTTGTCTCTCACTCATGTTAAGCTGCATTGCAACATCTATTGCATGCACCACTTCGTGTAAGACAGTGTCTGTTTCTAATAAAGAAGGTTGTCCATTCTTTATATGTATCTTCAAATTATCGTTGTCACAATTTCCTACAAGGTCTTTTAAATCATCTAAGAAGAAAACTTCATATTCTCTTCCTATTATATTTATATTTTTAAAAGACATTATATCACCTGCTAAGCAACAAGTCCATTTAAATATACCGTCTTACCATTTTGTTTAGTTGCTGTCAACTCTTGCTTCTTCAGGTTTTTAGGGTCGTAGGAAACATGAACCCACCCACTGTCAGGAATACCGGGAGTGTAAAATTCTAATATAAGCTGTGTATATTCTAAGTTGTCCATAATCCATTGAGCCAACTCAGCATTAGCTACACCGGGTATTTCTATATCGGCTGCTTGGCCCTTGCAATGGTCTGAGGTTTTTGATCCATTCACCGCTGCATTTGACTCAGGACTGCGATAGGCACTATTACACTTCACACCTTTTTTATAATGGTCTCTAATTGGTTGCAACACTTTCTCACAAAGTATTTTTAAAGAAGCCTCTGCTTCGGGTGTGGGAGTATTATCTAAGCCCAGCCTAAGGGCTGTGTCACTCTTACTAAGCTCATGTAAGGAGAAGTTAGCGGATAGTTGGGTCATTTATTTTTTCCTTAATTTCGTTATATTGATTTATACAAATATTTAATTTACGTATTGCTGTATCTCCCTCTGCTGTTATAGCGATAAGAGATTCAGCAACTTTTCTGTCAAGTTCGGCACGTGTTTCTCCTGCGTCACTTCCGCTGGTAGGGGCGGCATCTGTGGCGGGTTGTACACTACAGTTGGTGGCTTGGGTGGCGACAGGGATGAACAGCTTACGCTCACCAGAGCTAACAGCAACACGGAGATCAGTAATTTTCTTTTGGGCATTTTGTTCATTTTTTCTTAATGTTTCAGCATATGTAGTTGCTACGGTGAGTAGTTGTGCTTCGGTGTTTCGTGCTATATCATTAGCTTCAACCACTTCTAAAGCTGTCTCTACTCCTTTGTCGTAGCCACCTTTCCAGTAGCCTCCACCAAAAGCAGAAACAAACAAAGCTACACTCAACAACAAATTACGCATCAGTGGTTTTTCCCCTGACATAAGCTTGAGCAGCCATGAATGCTACAACAATGGTTCCCATAGCAGCACAATAGGTTGTGGCTAATCCATTCAAAGCATTCACTTTCTCTAGCGATACAAAGGCAGAAGCAAGATAGGTTATGACAACAGGAGGAAGCACTAAAGCCGCCCATGCCATAATGCGTTGCTGGTCTTGCATCTTGTCCATATTCTCAATCATCAACATACGTTCTGACTTAGCCAACTCAGCGTCAGTGATGACACCATCATGATCAGTGTCAAAAGTGTTGTACGTAGAGTCTTTCTCTAATTGCTTATTCATTTTTTTGTTTCCTTTCTTTCTGTTCAAGTTGTCTTCTTAACTTTTCAACTTTCTCAATCTGTACTTTTGAGTCGTGTTTTACTTCTAAAACATCAAGGTATAAAAAGCCTAGTAGTGGAAGTAACAACGCTATCAATACACAAGCTGCTATCCATCCCATTATGTCCTCGCCAGTTTGCCTACGAATAGAAGCCACATCCAGAGGTATGCTATAAGGATTAGAGACATTACGAGATATGTTGACTTTTGCTGGAAGTCTCTTTTTTCCTCCCGCTGTTGCCATTGTTTATACCTCTCTTGCGCCTCTTGTTTAAGTCTAGCTTGTTCTTGTTCCTCTTGAATTACTTCTCTCATTTCAAACACAGAACTATATAAAGCACCCATCTCTGGAGGACTTTGATACACCATTGTTTCTCTTATGGTGATTTCTAATTCAGCCATTTGCTGCTGTGCCATCACTCTATTAAGAGCAGCCTCCATATGATTTTGAGTAGGCTCGTATATGTTTTTAGACTTATCCTCTTCTTCTCTTATATGTGCAGCTAGTTGTTCTTGAATTTTAAAAAACTCTGTTAAGTTTTTGACAATGTCAACTTTAACTTGAGTTTCATTAACAGCAACATACTCAGCTTTTTTAGTTTTAACCACAGATTTTTTAATTTGTGGCTTAGGTTTGCTACCAAAGAAACTAAGAAGTTGTTGCCAAAATCCATGCATTTCTTTGCCAATGGCAACAACCTCATTAGCAGTGTTCTTAATTTCAACAAAAGATTCTTTGGTTTGTTTATAAAGCTCACACCCAGCTTGTATGTTCTTGACAAGACCTGCTGCAAGTAGACAAAGGCTGATTGGATCAATCTTAAACTCCTATGAGTTTCTTTAAAAACTCAGCAGCAACGCCGGGGCCAAACAATACAGCCACCATTACAGCATACAAAAGATATTCAATCTTAGTTATTCGCTTATCGCTAGCTTCAAAAGATGATTGAATTGCAGCATACCGTTCAGCACAGATTTTTTCGTGTGAGGCTAGATTAGCCTCAACTTCTGGAACCATTTTAAAATCAATCATGCTGATGTCCAAGGCACTCCTGTTGCCGTCACTGGATTCTTTTGCAATTCAATCTGACTTGCAAGGCTTGCTTCTACTGCGTCCTTGTCTACCCCATTAGCCCATATCCAATCAAGCACTTCTGCTTCTGTAACGCTGGCGTAGGGGATGGCTGGCGTAGCAGTAGCAAAGCCACAAGTGCTGTAAACAGAGGCTGTGTAGTCTCCATCTACTGCTGTTGCTGTCCAGTGGGCGGTTGTTATAAATCCATCTGCGGTCAGATAGTCTGTTTGTGTAATTTTCCAAGTTGTTGCCATGATTACTCCTGATTAACCTAAACGATAAAGAACAAAAGTGTTTGCCGCTGTTCTGCGGATTCGGAATTGAGCAGAAACACCTGTTGCAATGGTAAGCGTACCCAATGATGTAACGCCTGTGTTTACAGCCATTGTGACTGTGCCAGAGGCTGTGTTGACAACATAGAAGTCATAGCTGATGTCTGTATTACCCCATGTTGCCAGCGTTTCCAAAGTCGTACCCAAAGGCATTGTCAGCGTGAAAGTAGTGCCTGTAGTGCTAATAATTTGCGTTTGGATGTTGGCGTTAGTCAGCGTAGCTGCTGCATTGAGGGACGCAGGGGCAGGCGCATATTTCATAACTGCGCCATCAGACATTTGCAAATTGCCAGCTGCGTCAATACGAGCTCGTTCATTATTGTTGGTAGCAAACACCAATGGATATGCACCCTCAGACCATAAAACGCTTGCATATGCTGAAGAGCCAAAAGTTGTACCCGCAGAATTTTCCCTGCCAATGTGAAAATTACCGCCAGTATTTCCTGCGGCATAGTAAACAGCGTTAGTTCCTGTTGTTGAAGAAAGGAAAGCAATGGCTGTTCCTGTTGCCGCCGCTATATCAAGCGTTCTTGTTGGAGAAGTAACCCCAATACCAAGACGACCAGACGCATCAAGCGTCATTGCTTGGGTGAAGGTAGCGGTTGTTGCTGCTGTGCCAGATGGGGCGTTGAACCAAGCGTGAGTACCAGTATCTTGTGCGTAATAAGTAGCATAGTTGCTGGTTAAATATATAAAGTTTGTTCCGTTGTTATAAGTGTTTGTGCTGAATCTAATTGTGGTGTTTGCAGGATTCCCCCAGATGGCACTGTAGTTTATTTGCAGTGCTTTAAAGCTACTACCCCAAGCACTAGGCGTAACACCTAATCCAAAATTTCCAGACGTATCAAGGCGTGCTTGTGTTGTGCCATTTATTGAAAAAAGTAAAGGGCTATTTGTTACTGTATTTAAAAAAGCCCCCGTGCCGCCAACTGCATAAACTTCTAAACTTGCTGTTCCATCAGCAGATGTAGATTTAAATATTCCACCTCCAGTGCTAGACTTTCCTTTTACTTCAATAGTTGTGTAGCCTGTATAAAAGGTGGGACTTGTAGTCCCTATACCCACATTACCGCTGGAGTCGATACGCATCTTTTCTGAATTGTTTGTGTAAAAAACAGCGGCAGTGGTATCAGAACCAAAAGCAGGTGCGGTTGAACCCGAACCGCTCGTAGAGTTTCCAATACGCAATAAAGCAATAGTGCCATCGCTCCTGTAAATACGAGATGCAATAGTAGAACCAACTCCTGTTGATTGAACATCTAAAGGAAATGAGGGTGTAACACCTATACCCACATTACCAGCAGAGTCGATTGTCATGCGTAGTGTGTTAGAGCCACCTGTTGTCTTTGTATAAAATAAAAGCGACCCAGTGTCTGCGTTTGCAGTCGATACAGCATTTATTGCCGCTGTTTCAGTTAGTGTGCCAGCATTGCTATGTCTAAATGCAATCTGATTTCCTACTGCTCCAGTGTTGTCTCTGTCTAAACGCAGCATATCGCCAACATTACCAAATACATGAAGTCTTCCAGCGGGCGAAGCAGTACCAATACCCACATCTCCATCACTGTCGATACGCATCTTCTCTACGCCAGCCACGCCAAACTGCATGGCTTCATTTGTTTGGTCGTATTTAACAAAACCATTTGCGCCGCCAGTGTTTCTAGCCCAAACAATTCCTGTGGTTGGTGTTGTTGAGTTTGATACTCGTAAAGTAATTCCAGCCGCCGTTGATGCGCTATTTCCAATCACAAGATTGTTGAAGCCAGAAACACCGTTGGTAGTTGGGTCTGTTTGCGCTATACCCACATTACCGCTGGTATCAATCCTTGCCCTCTCACCGCCTCCTGTGTAGAAGGTCATTGGCACATAAGTACCAGTGCCAGCGATGTTTGAATTAAGTCTTACTTCAGTAGCCATCGCTTGAACAACTAAAAAACTAGCATTTGTTGGGTCAGAATTATTGAAGAATCGAATACTGCTACCAGTTGCTGTACCGTTTGGAATAGCTCCTAAGCTTGTTGCTCCATTGGTAGTGCTGGATTGGAATAAAACACCATTGGCAGTAGTTGCATTGCTAAAGTCGCCAAGGATGCGTTGTGCCGTACCAGTAAAATTTAAATTACCAGAGCTATCAATTCTCATAGCCTCAACACCACCCTCAGTAAAGGCAATGGTGTCAGCCGCAGGAAAGAAGATACCTGTGTTGGTGTCGCCTGTGGTGGTGATGGCAGGGAGTGCCGCTGTGCCAGCGGAGAACGTGGCAACTCCAGTAACAGCCAAAGTAGTAGATGCTGTGAGCGAGGTGAATGCACCAGTTGATGCTGTGGTAGCACCAATGGACATATTGTTGATGGTTCCAACACCTGTTGAAGTCAGCGCAAGAGTAGGTGTGGTACTAGCCGTCAGCGTAATCAGGTCTGTGTATGCTACGCCGTCTGTGTCATAGGCGGCAAGAGACAGAGTATTGGTTGCTGTCTTTGCTGATTTAAGCTGAGTGCCTGTGACATAGGACGCTGTTTGAGTGATGGTGTCAGTGTCGGCATCACCTATAGTGGTGTTGCCATTTAAAGCTACAGCACCAGAAAAATTAGCAGCGGCTGCTGTAATTGTTCCTGTTAATGTTGGACTAGCCGACAACACCATGTTGCCTGTACCTGTCACTGCATTACTTAATGTGACACCACCATATGTCAAAGCTGCTGACAGAGTGGTGGCTCCAGTAACACCTAGTGTGCCACCAATAGAAGCAGCACCAGCAAGATAGAAGTCTTTGAATTTTAAAGAACTTGTGCCTAAGTCAACAGTGTTTGTAGTCTTAACACCAAGCACAGACGTAGAAATTGTTACATCTTGAACAGGGCCAAGGGCA